ATTGTAGGGAGAGCTTGGAGAAGAAGGAATCGGGAGGTTTTGTGCGTTTTGAGTAGCTTGTGTCTGTGCTTGATTATTTCCTCCTTTTCCGCCAAATATACTCAAACCTAGAGGGACTCCTATTCCTATCCCTATAGCGCCGATTGTCCCATATTTACTTATTTTGAGAAGAGTATTCCTTAGTCTAGCTCCCTTTTCTAAATCTTTCGCTAAAGGATTCTCCAAATCTGAGCCTATTTCTTCTCCTTCTTTCGCTAATGGATTAAATAAGTCTGATCCGGCTTCCTCTCCTGGAGAAAATATTCTCCCCATTACAGCTTTTGGGGGACGTCTAAAGCCCCCTCCGAAATCAAATCCGCCTAGTTCTCTCCCCGCTTGGGTCTCTTTTCCTAAATCTTTCGAAAGAGGGTTAAATAAGTCTGATCCGGCTTCTTCTCCCCCTGTTTCTACAGCTCTAGCTCCGGCTAGCGCTTCAGCTCCTACATCTGCGGGTCTAAGAAAATCAGCAGCTACATCTGCCACGGGGAGGAGGTCAGCTATCCCAAAAGCTATATCTGAGATTTTGCTGCCTAGTGACTCTCCGGGATGCGCTGCCAAGTGTCCAAATGTCCCCGTTATTGGAATTATATTTGCAGCAAACTGCGATTCGGCATTGAATAGCTGTGAACCTGTCTTTATCCCGAATTTTGCTAACGGGGCAAAAACGGGAGTATTTGCTACACTTTGATTTTGTACTTGTTTTACTGCTTGAGAAAAAGGTACGAAGTGATGGTACTTTATTAAATCGCCTGTCTCTCTGCCTAGCGCTCCGGAATAAGTAAACAAAGTTGTTAATCCAGCACGCGTAGCGTGATATGCTGAAGCCAATCCTGTTTGTACATCATGTGCTACAGTATTTCCAACATTCTTTAGATCTTTAGTAGCTTGTTGTGTGATGTTACTTACTGTATTTGTGACATTTTTAGTAAAATTAGTTACTGCACTCTCTACATCACTGAACAGTCCTCCAAAAAAAGACATCTTACATCATCTACCTATTATCTCTTTATCTTACTTTTCTGGCTCGCTACATATCTTTGAACTATAGCTGCTACTTGAGCTGGTAATGCTTGAATCTGATCGTAGTATGGAAGTACGTAGCTGACGTAGAGAGCGTATACGTTGTCTTGATTCTGTAATGCTAAATCGTATTCTATTGAATCGCTAGGAGCATGAGTTAGATCTAAATCGCCATTGAAATATTTCTTAAAGTCTATGACAGCTGTTGCGGGCGAATATGGTGATACCTGATAGTCACTTTGATTATCCGCCTGTAAGGCGCTCCACGAAACCATAAGACTTTTATCTTGTCCGTAGGAACCCCACGGACAATCTTTAACTCATATTGTGTTGGATCTGTGTTGTTTATCCCTGAACTGCTGTTTATCACATAAACCAACTGCTTCTTGTAAATCTGTCCAGGCTGCAAATATGCTACATGTATTGGCGCTGAGCTAGCCGGTACTTGAAATGTTGGAATCTCTATCACTTTCGGAAGCACGGTAGCGAGAGGCATCTCACCGTCTGCGCCTAATCCACCTTCTGCAGCTATCTCTGCTGCAGTCACTCTTTCATATGTAATTGTTATTACGAAGTTAGCATTTATTGTTACTCCGGATGGTGCTGATCCTGTAAGTATACTAAGTATTATATTCTGAACCATTGTAGCAGGGAAGCGAGCGAGATCAAACTCCCACATAACGTTAAGATTAACGCTTCCTCCTGCTGGTACGCTAGTTCCGGGCGCCGGATAGGCTGGATTTTGCCCTTTAGTTGTGTAGTACATTAAAATGCCGAGACCTACTCCCGAAGTGGAATATAACGTCTTAGAGCCTTCATATGAAAGATTGAACGTCTGAACGAGATTGTATGGGAAAGGCGCTGATGGAAGAGTAACAGCGCTAGTACCGCCATTATTTAATGTGCCTATCAACTGAACGCGGATTTTTCTGATGAAATTGTTTCTAGGGATTTTTATGGGTATATTTGTCCCTGCAGTCCACGCGTAAGTCTGTTGTAATGTTTCTGTATAGATTTCCCCCATTTTTCACCACCTTTTTATAATCTCACGAATTTGTAGAGTGTTAGTCCTGCCCATACTCCTACTGTTATTACTACCAAGAGAATTACATAGTGCATAGTCTCTTTCATATGTCCTCAAAAATTCTATCTCAGATTTTTTCGCTATAAACCTTTCCTACGTTAAGAAAACTGATTTTCTGAAATTTTGATTTTTTCATCAAAGTAGCTAAAAAGACGGTAGAGTCTGCTGTGAAAACAAAGTTTTCAGTGTGAGAAGTTTCAGAAAAGTTAAATCGGCTTATGGACTTTTAACGTTTGACTATTCACGTCGTAGATCAAAAAGTAGTACTGCTTTAAGCTTTTGACTTTCTCAGCTGCTTCCGTGCTAATGTACTTCGAAATCCACTTCAATTCGTTAGGCTCTCGTGTGTAAAAGAGTATGATTAGGTCAGCTTGCTTATAGACAATCGGCATTAGATCATAAACTCTCTGTGTACTTAATATAAGTCCTATCCCTGCGTGTCGATTCGCATGTAATGCCTCATCGATTGCCGGCGTAACTTTCTGTCTATATTTGAAGTGATAATAAGCTTCATCTATAATGAGAACACTAGTTCCCCACTTTTTCGCATGTAGTTTTGCAGCATTCCATAATTTTTCAAAAAATGTGTCATTCTTTTCTCTGTCGTATATCACTACGTATTGCTTACTTACTATGTCTGAAAGTGTAGTAGCGTTATAGCCAAACTTCGCATATTCCGAACCTGACCGTAACAAGTTGTGATCATCAATAATATAGCTAATTCTATGGACTTTCAACACTGGAATAAAGTAATGCTTAATTAGATAGCTTTTGCCGCTCCTCTTCCTTCCTATTATGATTATGATATCATCAGGATTCATCTTCGATCCCTGCTAAGAAATAATCTTCGAGCTTATTGTACATGTCTGCTAATTTTCCTCTGAATTCATCATTGGTTTCGCATGCTAAAACTAGAACGTAAAAGAATTGGAGGGAGCCACTTAGAGGTGCCGCTTCTTTGAATTGGGCTGAAGCTTCTGATATTCCATCTAAGAAAATCTTCACAACTTGGCACTCCTCAAATCGTGGCTGGATCTTTCCTTCTCTAAGCAATTTTAGATATTCCTTCGCTTTCGGATCTAGACCGGATTCGGCGATTTGGCTTATCAGATTTACTATGGCACTACTTGGGGCTTTCATATTTCCATCTCCTCCATCACTGTCATCTGTGATTTCACCTTATCCTTTTCACTTAGATCTGATTTGTTCCCCTCACCTTTCCATTGCTTCTTTTCTTCCTTCCCTTCTTTCTCCTCTTCGGTGCTCTTGAAGTACGTGACAATAGCTACTATATCGCTAGCTGCTGCGCCTACTGAGCCTACTCCTAGAATAAAGAGTTGAACATATCTTTCGTTCAAAAGACCTAATGCATCAAGTAATTGATAATAATATTTTCCGTGGCTCTTTATACGTTCGTCCGGAATTATGTCGTTTAATTCTACATCTTTCTTGTACTTCGCGCTTAATATCCTTACAACTAGTTCTAAAAGCGCTCCATAAGCTAACGCTACTACTTCCTCATTGATCTCTAAAGGTTTTTGCCCTGTCTCTGTGAGTTCCGGAAGCTCTGACGCTTCCCCTTCTGTCTCTCCTTCTTCCTTCTTTTCTTCTTGTACGTTGAGTTTTAAGCTCTCGTCCACTTTTTGCTCATTTTCCGCTGCTTGTTTCAGCTTTATTTTTGACTTAATCGCTCTCAGATATTCGCGCGGATGCTTATTATTCCACCAACTCTCTATCCCTTTAACGACACACTGCTCATCAACACCGTTATCAAGCAAATCCTTAATAACGTCCATCCTTTTGCGTCCTTTGATTACAATCTCCTTACCGTTCACTATCAATTTCTCTGGCTCTGGAGCGAAGAATTCACTAGCGCAAATCTTAGTTATGTCCTGTTGAGGGTCGTATATCTCACTCATTCTTTACCACCGCTCCACTGTGAATTAATATCGCATCTATACTCACGGGATCTATCCTTGCTATTACCTCTTTCACCTGATTTTCATTATTAAGAGGTAACTGTATAATCAATTCTATATACGAATCTGTTATTTTCGTAACCGTCCCTACGAAATCTATATTTCCTGTAAATATCTCTACAGTCATACCTTCTTCGATTCCTTCGAGAGCTTCTTTTCTCATTATTTCCTCCACCTCCTCCAAATGTAAATGATTAACATGATCAAAGACGCTATAAGAAGCGCCAAAGCCAATCCTATAAGTCCATAATTAAATTCCTCTTCTCTCTTTTTCTGCTTTATCACTTTTTTCTTCTTTTGTTCTTTTTTCTCTTCCTTCTTTTGAACTCTCTTTTCTTTCTCTGCTACTTTCTCTTCTTTCTTCTCTTTCTTTGGCTCTTCTTGTTTTTGCTGTTGTTCTTTCTTCTGCTCTGCTTTCTCTTCTTGCTTAGTCTCTGTTTTTTGTTCTTCTTTCTTTTGTTCTTGCTCAGTTTCTTGTTTCTTTTCTTCTTCCTTCTTTTCAGAAGCTTGACTCATCAGAAATAGACTCGAATTTAGAGTTTAAAAAAAATCATGAGTATTATTTTTCAGTAATTAAAGGTAGCTCTGCAATTTCTTCCCTAATTACTCTAATTTTCATTTCAATTTCGTTCTCATATACATCAAAATCGTCGTCATATTGTTTTAAAGAGTCTATCACCTCTTGCACCTCATTCAAAATGCTCATTATCCTTACACTATAATAATAAGCAGTTATTCCCTTT